CCAGGAAAGCGATGTACAGAGTGCACTCTATTTCCGTATCCAGAAATATCTAAGTGTATTAACATTTCTGGATATGTGCGCTCTGTTCTAGCTTCAACTCCGAGCTCAACTTTAACTTCTTCTACAATTGGAATCTCGTTAAAAATTGGTCGTGCAGAAAATAATGGCGACGGCGTTTCTTGCCTTTTCTTTCTTCCTAGATATGGATATTTTTTAGGTCTCATTTTTCTACCTCAATTCCTCCCATAATGTCTACTTGCTCCATGCAAATAATATGTTCCATCTTTGCGCTTGTTCACATAATACGTGTACTGCCCATCTGGACTAGCGTAAGAAATCTGCTTCTCTCCTGCCCAACAACCATTATCTTGCATCATATGGCAATTCTCCATAATCCATTCTACGTCAGGCATCTTCTCTCTCCTCGTTGAATTTCCAGGCTTCATACATTATCAAATCCAATTCATTAGCTCTGTATCTTGGTATCATGCCAATTCCTCCAAACTAACAGTTATAGCCTTTTTATCTTCTTTACAGATAAAAATAAGTGTTTCGCCTTTTTTCAAGTTTTTTAAATCCTTTTTTGTGAGTTTCACTTTATGGACTTCGTAGCTTTTGCCATCTATTTCAAGCATCAGGTAAATCCTCCTTAAATAAACAAACTAGCTAACCATATCAAAAATGCACATGTAATGATTTTTGAAATACTACTTTTTACGGCATATGAATAATCTTCATAAGATTCTTTTTTGCTAGATAGCACAGGCCAGATGAAAGATAGTAGTGCATCCATCCCTAATGCTTGCCAGACTGTAATCTTACCAACTGGGACAATCGTTGTGATAATCTCATTCCATCCATACTGAACTACAAATGGTGATACAATGATTACGAATACAGCACCTAAAACAATACCTAGTTTTTTCATTTTATAAATCCTCCTCTATATCAAACTCTAATCTATAATGCCCTTTCTCCTCGCTCAAGCCACCATAAACAAAGGATAACTTTTTAATAACCTTATGATTATCATCTGTCCAAATACCTGCATCAGTCATGCCATCAATGATAGCCTTGACTGTCGGATACAAGTTAGGTGGATCTAATTTAGACTTAGTAGGGCTGTAAATTGTAACTGTAACCTCACAAGGGTTAGAGGGGCTAAAAGCAGCCCTCCCTTTATCCTTGTTCATTGATGTATGCCAATAAGCAAAAGCTCTAATGCGCTTAGTAACTTTAGCCTTATCTGTTTGGTGCTGCCTGTCATTACTATTGATAACCATATTTAGAGATTTTAGCTTAGTGTTTCGAGGCAAAGAAAACTCAAATTTCATCTCACTTGCTCCAAAAGATGTTTAGCCAACGCTAATTGCTTTAAGCTAAATTCAAATCCTGTAATAAAGAAATCGTTGTAAAATTTATCTTCATTATCTGGCAATGTATTGTAATAATCACGCATTGCTTCGGCCGTTTTGGTAAAAACTCCCTCAATATAATCAATTCCTTTGATGACTTCTTTTTTCTCACGCTCACGGCGTTTTTTCTTTTGTCGCTTGTTCATCTGCTGACTCCTATGTTCTAGCTATACCAGCAATGCTGTCTTTGTAAAAAGTTGCTTTTTTTCTTTCTTGGGATGATACCCCAAAATAAGTAAAACAAATATTTCCAGCGTCTGGTTTGTAATCTTCAACATCCTTAAAATACGCTGTATTACCATTCTTAAAATAAATTACAACATTCATCTCAACCTCCTCTTTTCTTCAAATAGCCTGGGGCATCATCGCCTACATTGATACTCTCATACTGCTCTTTCGTAACAAGAAACTTGCCATAAGCTCCAATTGTGACTGTATAATACCCATCAACAATAGCTTTTTCTGTTACCGTTCCGATAAGTTCCCCACCAGCATTATCAACTTGATAAATAATGACTGGTTTTCTGTCTTTCAATTCTTCTACTTGCTGTTCCAGTTTGGCCACCTGTGGTTTATAGTGATTTTTAGAGATTATCAAACCTAGATTTAGCATTGATATTGACAATGATGCAAGTGCAAAAAATAGACCCACTCGATTTTTATTTTTCATGTCATGTCTCCAAAATCTTTATCACTGTATAAATCAAAGCGATAGCATAAGCATCAAAGATAAACCAAACCACCTTGTCCGCTTTTCCTTTTTTGTAGGTTTTGCGCCCAGCAACGAAAATCAGAATAGCAAGGAGCAAGCAAGCACTGATAACCATCAATTTCAGAAACAAGATCATCTAATTACCGCCTAACTCTTCAACCACTTTACTTACAGCTGCTAAAATCTGTTCTTTTGCTTTGGTGTCCTTGATGTCATCAAGTCCCTTAACTTTCCCAGTTTCTACATTGATAGTGATTGTTCCAACCAAAGAGCTATCTTCCTCATTTTCATCAGCTTCTTCAAGCACTTCTTTAGCACTCTTACCATCTAAGATATCTAGTAATTCATGACTGAGTTTGTGAAAATCATTAGCTACCTTAAATCCCGTCATATCTCCCATGAGTAGAAAACGAAACATCCCACCTTTACTATCATCATGTAATTTGTTGGCGAACTCTTTCAAGTTCTCTACGATAGTTTCAGCTGATACTGTGTTTTTAGTTTCTTTAGTCATTGTCTTTTCCTCTCTTATGCTAATACTGTGATATGTTTTTGGTCTGCTAGTTGCTCTTTTAGATAGGCTGCAATGTTTCCTACCGCATCAGCTACCCAGCGATTGCCATCTGCCTCAAATAAAGCCATATTTGCTTGCTTATCAATCCTAAAGACAAATAGGCTTGCTGGTTGTTCGACCTCGCCAAATGTACGATATGGGCGCAATGTAACTGGGTTAGGTGTTTTCCCTTTAGCAAGACTTGCCACCCCTGTTTTAACTGTTGCTACTTGATATACTCCGGTATCTTCAATTTCAGCCCCATTCTCAATTTTCAATGCGCTAGCAAATTCTAGCAATGTGCCACGATCGTTATCGTCAATAAAGTTTGATTGCAACATGATATTGAACTGTTCCGATGATAGGAAACGGCCAAAAGATAGCTCTGGAATGCGTGCCTTAACATCAACAAGCAATGTGCGATGTTCTAACTCATCGTTTTCAGACCACACGCAAACCTCATCATTTTTCTCAACTGCTACAATCAAGCGTTGGTTTTTCAAATTGTTTAGGTCTGTTTTTAGATAATCAACCAGACTTGTTAAGGTTGATAGCTCTAAAGTTTTAGGATAGCGTTTAGGGTCAAGTTCTTTGAGGTTGAATTTGTTGGCATCATAATACTCTGTGCCATCTGCAGCTGTTAAAATTTCTAATCCACACTCATTTAGTTCTACCGCGTATTCCAATGCTGATTTAAGATTTTCTGTTGTCATATTAGTTACCTACTTTCTTTTTGTTGAAATCAATAATATCTTGTTTTGTTTCTGCTTGTTGTTCAATTTCTGCCACTGGTTGCCCAATATCCGTCAGAATTTCTCCGTTTTCATCAAAGTACATTTGACCAGGTACTGTACTTTTTAGCTCATTAGCATGTACTTGCCCTGTATCAAAATCACGCCCAACAAGAATTGTTGTAGCTACTCCATTTTGAGGCGCAAATTTTGATTTTACCTCCATGATAGTATCAACCACTGTACGCTCTTCATTAGCTGACATTGTAAGCGTGATAGTCACTTTTCGTTTTGCTTTCGCATCTGTATTTAGGTCAAGGATATTGTCAAAGACTTTTTCAAGCTCTTTGTCTAGTTTCTCCTGTAATCCTCCATCTGCAATGTGGGTTAGGTCTAACCCAATAAGTTTTTTATCCATATTGTCCTCCTGCTTTAAATTAAGCTAATTTGAAATGACGATAGCATTTTCTCTTGTGCAGCCTTATAGAAATCTTTCTTAATTTCAAATCCATAGGCTGACCTATTCATCTCAATAGCAGCCCTTAAAGTTGAACCAGAACCTGCTACGGGATCAATGACAACATCGCCCTCATCTGTAAAAATTTCAATCAATCGTTTCAAAACTGGTATCGGTTTTTGCGTAGGGTGGATAACCGGGTAAGAGCTATCTTTTTCCCACGGGGCATGATTGAGTATCATAGCCCCACCATTGTTAAATTTAGGGAGTTTATCACGATATAATACCGTTGCCTCTTAAACCGCACCAACAATTTTCATATTGGCCTTTAGCACTTGTGGGCTTGATTTCTTTGTAAAATAGAGCGGATAAGCATTATTAAAACCATGCTTTTTACCACATTCTATAATCATGTCTCGCTGTTGCCAGGCATGAAAGACAATCATAGCAGGCGCTTTCCCTTTTTCCTTGGGTTCTTTCTTCAATAACCGACTGCAAAAATCAAAGAAATTATTGATTTTAAAATCATTGTCTGTGTCAAAAAACGATTTTCCAGCCAACTTACTCTCACCGTTTTTGTTGTCGCCATCTTTGTACCATCTAGGGTCAGAGGCATATGCATTATTTCCTAAATTGTAAGGAATATCAGCAATGATAAGTTGCGCCCTCGGTATGTTGTATCGCTTAGCATTTTCAAAGTGGTCATTGATAAGTTCAAATTTCATCACAACCTCCTTACTTCAAAAGTTTTTGTAACTGCTTTAAGCGATCTTGACTATCTAACAACTCCAGATAGGTCTTATGGCTAATCAAGACATATCCGGCTAGGTCATGGCCTAGTAAAGTATCATCAACAAATAGCTCCATTTGCTCGGTTGGGGTGTCAAAGTGAGACTCTGCATCTGTATCCTTTTTCTTTTTCGTAAAGGTATTAGCAATAACCTCAATTTCTGACTCGTTGCTTAAAAATGATGATACTTGAGTATTTAGAGCATCGGCAAATGCCTCAATTTCTTCAATCGTTGGAGTTGTAACATTTCTCTCAATGTCACTTACTCGATTTTGACTAATGCCAACCATAGGGGCAAGATCATACTGAGTAAGCTCTGCCTCTTTACGGATGGCACGCATTTTAGCACCATCAAATACTTTCATCTAAACACCTCCCCTCCATCTGAGTACCATTTGTTTTTAAGTACATGACGTGCAATCTCGCATTGCACTTGTGGTTTCTGATAATAACCCACTTTTGCCTTGTGCTTCTTGATAGCTTGCATAGTGTGAATTGTAACAATCGCTGCCCATGTGATAGACATCAAAGTTGTAAGTACCATAACGATTTCAATTTTTGTCATTTTCTGTTTCCTTTTCAAATTGGTTTAATACTGATTGTGAAAGTAATTTCACCCTCTCATCTTATTTCTGATGGTGAAAGAGTGTTTAGGTGGTGCATCCTCAAAGGCATCTTGAAACTCTTGATTGATTTTGCGGATATTGAACGGCTCGTAAGCGTGGAAATAATATCCATACTTATCAAGCTCACCCTCAACACCAGTTGCCCATGCCAAGAATACTGTTTGCTTGCAGGTTGGGCATGTAATCCCTTTTCTGTGCGACCCGGTTTTCATCGTCTTGCAAAAACCACAAAACGGACATTGTAAATCTACCTTTACTCTTATACTTTCTCTATCCATGAAAATCCTCCCATGTTACAACACCTGAAATAATACAAGTCTTATTGATTCGACTTGCTAAAGTATCAGCGTTATAGATACCATGAGTTGTTTCTATAACACCACCGTATATCCTCTTTACCTGGACTATATTGTGAAACTCCCCATTTCTAAGTACTTTCACATAGTCTCCCACTTTAATTTTGAAATTCATGTTTGTCCCTCGCCCTAATCCAACGGTACAAGTCGTCTTGCTCTGTTTGGGTTCGTTCGCCTCTTGTAAGTTGGCGTGTTGTAATAGTGTATTGTTTCTATCTTTACATTAAACTGTCTGGCCAATTCCTTTACAGTACCCATGCCCAACAGTTCATCGCCTTTGTAGAGGGCGTACTCCTTTTCTAGCATGATCATAGGCGTTTAAAACGGCAAATCATCATCACTGATATCCAATGGGTTTGTCGGTCTGCCAAATGGATTGTTATCACGGGTGAAATCAGGAACTGGATTTGTTGTGTTCCCCTCAAAGAAACTACCTTGTTGTCCGTAACTATTTCCATTTTGGAAATTGTTCCCTGTGTTATTTCCGTTTTGGAAAGAACTTCCCTGGTTGCTGTAACCCTGTTGCTGATAACCGCCATGATTGTCTTGATAGCCTTGATTATTTTGCTGACTGTTACGACTTTCTAGCAATTGGAAATTACTAGCAACAACCTCTGTGACATAAACACGTTGGCCTTGTTGATTATCATAGCTACGTGTTTGAATTACTCCTGTGATACCAATCAATGAGCCTTTTTTAGCCCAATTAGCAAGATTTTCAGCTGACTGTCTCCAGATAACGCAATTGATAAAATCAGCATCACGCTCTCCAGCCTCGTTCTTAAATGGACGGTTTACAGCAAGAGTAAACGTAGCAACCGCAATATTAGATTGCGTGTATCTCAGTTCGGCATCTCTTGTAAGTCGCCCTACTAAAACAACGTTATTTATCATTTTGCACCTCCTCTTTTATCCATTTTCCATTGACTTTTTTACCTTGACGGTCTTTAATTTCATTCCATGCAATTTCAAAACAAGCATCAAGCATTGTTCCCTCGTTTACTGAGATTTTTGAAAGAATACCCGTAAAATTACGTATGTGAAATTGGATTTGTGTGAGCGTGTTGATAACGCCCGGATTGAATACTAGATCAAGCAACTTGCTAGACATTAAACCAATTTCTTTAGTTGCGTATAAGAGTAAAGTTTCTGTTGATATCTCACCTCTCTCATACCTTGTGTAGCCGTTCCTATGAGGGTTTAGCATAATATCCTTTTTAGTAAAGTTCATTTGTTCGGTAAACACGGTTAGAGCAACCATAATATCGCCGATTGCATCCTCAAGCTCTTTATGATTGCTTGAGTGTTTTGCCTTGTTCAATTCTCCGTACTCCTCAAGGATTTTTTGCATTTGAGAGAGAGGGTTTTCTTTATCAATCTCTCTCTCAATAGCCCAATCTGTCACATTTTCAATCAGTTCATTAAATTTCATCGAGCATACCTCTTACTGCAATATTCACGTTCTAAGCTATCTAGCCCCGCTTTTAAATACTCGATAGAGTAAATAGCAAGGCTTTTCTTTTCAATTTGTGTGAGAGGCCTGTTAGCCTCCTCAAACTCTAAAATAAGTTGATACTTTCTAAATTCCACCTAACCCTCCAAAGTTTCAAAACTGATAAAGTTATCCTCAAGCCATTCTTGCAACTGATTAAGCTGAGATTTTCCACCGTGCAATGTCAAACGCAAGTTAATTGTTAAAGGCTCGCTGGGCTCAAATTTTGGCACCTCTCGCGCATTGTTTTGTGGTTCTGGTGTAATTGTCCCCTGTTCCAAAATCTCGCCTGTTTCAGCATCGTAAGCCTTGATATTCGCATTAGCATTTTTCTTGGCCAATTGAGCAATTTCTTCAAGTCGTTCAGCTTCTGCTTTTTCTTGAGCCTCTCTCTGCTCCTTGCGTGCAATTTCAGCATCACGATCTGATTTCATCATCTTGAGGATATCAACAAGACTCTTACCATCTTCAAGATGTCTGATATAGCTATCAGCTGGCAAATCGTACTCTTGAGCTTGCTCTTGGATAGCTTGTTTGTTAGCCTTGTATTCTTCCAGGGCATCAAATTCTGAAAGCACTAAAGCATCCATTTCATCAAGTGTTGTCTTTTTCAGCTCATACTTGCCTGTTTTAAAATATTTCTTGAGGCTGTACTCATCGTATTTGTCAGCGAATGTGGATTTTTCAATCCCTGCAACCATACACTTATCCTCAAATGTAGCACGCACGACATCCACGCGCATCAATCGTTCATGTTCATCAATCGCATTAAGTCCTGCTGTGATGTTTGCAATGACATTATCCAATGGCTCAACTGTTTTCTTGTACCACTTCTCAAATTCCTTGTATGGATTATTGATATTGTTTTTGATTTCCTTACGCCGAGTTTCCAACGCCTCTTTTAATTTGTTTAGGCGTGTACGCTCATCATAATCAATCTTGTAAGTGGATGCAGTTACCTCATAATTTGTGTACTGTGCAACGATTGCTGCAAGTTGTTTCTCCACGCTATCATAATCAACATTGATTACTGCAGGTTGGAAATCTACCTTAATTTCTGTCAAGCTATTAGTTACATCTTTTACCATGTTTAATTACCTCTCTTTGCTTTTGCCTTTTCTAGTTGTTCAGTTAAATAGTTTTTCAATACCTCGTAGTCACCAACTTGTACTCTATGAAAATCTTGTAAACCTTTTAATTTTTCAGATAGTACATAGTTAGCAAGCGTATCGAACGGCATCCCTTTAATTTTTGCAATATCATTTATAAGGTCGTTAATTTCTTGATACTGAGTGTTGTCAATATACCTTACTTGATTTTGTTCTTGGCCTTGCTGGTTTCCTTGTTGCTGTTGACCTTTTTGTTTGGGTTTCTGCTGGTCGTTTTGCTTATGATACTCATTGCTATCAGCATCTTTATTATCATCAATCAAGAAAAGACCGCTTAAAGCATATTTTCTAGCATAGCTTGATGCTGCACCAGTGATTTGTGAACCATCCATACCTTTCTTGTTCTCTTCCTCTCTTGCCCTTGCCTTTACTGTGATTTTCTCACTAGTCTCAACATCAACAAATGATATTGTTGCTACAAGATAGTACCGTTGCCCAATGTATTCAATAGTGTCATCCTCAACATAGGTAATTGCATTATTTTCAACAAGTAGTGGTTTTAAAGCCTCCATAATATCCTCTGCATTACGGTAGCTATATTTACCAAAATTATTGTATTGACCTTTTGGTGCTTTTAGATCCCGTTGGATATTGAGTAATTTTTTGTAAATGGTATTTGCCATATCATCTATCCTCCAAGTCTGCTAAAAGGTACATCCCATGAATAGTCAGTAAAGTTTTCGTTTACAATATTCTTGATGATTTCACCTTTTGAAATTTCAATTTCCTGTGTAAATTTCATACCCATTTCAAAAGTGAAAATTTTAATATCAACATCAAACTTACTAGAAATTTCTGTGTAATTGTCAGCTGATGCTGCCCATGCTTGTTTGAAATCTTCAAGTTCGATAATCACAAAATCATCATCCAACCAAATTTCAATATCTTTACCAGAAATAAACGCACGCCTTGTACCGTTTATATAAAAATAATCATACTCATTTTTAAATATTAGTAGAGTACCATCGTTTTCATCTTCAAGCGTTGCGCCTTTATTTCCTAATAGCATTTCTTTTAAAGCTGATGCAACGTTTTCGCGTCTGCCTCTTAATTTAAGAGTACCCTCTGCCCAATTTGGCATATTTCTTTCCTCCTTTAAAAACTCTATAAATCCCTTATTTCTATAAGGATGAGTTTGTTGTTTATTAGTAGTTATTATTAGTTAGTGCCGTTAGGCTCAATATTGTTGTTTTTTAGTGTGCGCTAGCACTACATTGTTATATATTGGTACTTGTTGTATAGTTAGTATTTATTAGTATGCGATTTTACAAAGTTGTAAAATACAAAGTTGTAAAATACAAAGTTGTAAAATACAAAGTTGTAAAA